TAAGGCCAAGAGGTCCTTGTCAATCCCCAACCAAAGACGGGGTGAAATTTTGTCGCCCGGTTCGTTCCGGGCGCGGAGGGCGTGAACTGAGTGTGCACCGCGATATAACAACGTAGGACGCACAAAACCCGTGTGACGAAGGGAAGTAACGCCTATCACTCGTTGGTTCGATTCATTTCGGGCCCTCGAGAAGACTGTCTATCTTAAACCAAAGGAGCCGTATCATGAATGTACAATCAATGATCCCTGCCGGCATCGTGCTGGCCGCTAACGCGTCCTACCTTAGGACACGGATACACCGTCACCGGTGCATGTCCGTATTCCTCGGTGTCAGCGAGCTTTACTACCCGACGAACGCCGCAGTTTCTACCGCGGACGAGAAGTTCGACGTCGCCCGACTCATCTGCATCATGCCACCCATATCCGTGTCGTGGCACTACTGCGCCACGACGGACTTGATCACGTATCGCGCCGAGATGATCGATCTCGCTGGCGAGCCTATCAGCTACTCGGAGACTTACGAGTTCTAGTCAATTACTCTAACCCGAGGTGGTTTGATGGTCATCATCCTTAGTAAAACCCAGGCTGCCGACATGAGTCTGGAAAGTTTTACGGACTTCATACGCGCCGCGTTCTACACCGGTCATTCCATGGTGTATATACAACAGATGGTATCGAGTCCTGTTCACCAAAAGGAACGCGACAACGTCGTCGCGCTTGCAATCGCACTCGGCATGACGGACGCCGATATAATCAGGGTAAAGTAAATGCTGTATTATGAAATGATGTTGCACGGCGATGACGGCGTGCTTAACGCGCACGTCACCGTTCTGCGCAACCCGCGGTTCGACAACGTTGTCGATCGCGTCTTCGGTGCTGCCGAAGTCGCGTTGCGATGGAAACCCTGCGCGCTATCCCGACCAACATGGCGTTGGTCATGGCTTTCTACCCTAAGCTCAATTCCCGTCAAATTCTCAATTCTAAACCCTCTGGAGGTAGTATGGATCTTTCCGACATGTTCGAAACCAAGAAGGCGCCGGCCGCCGACTTACCAGTCCGCCTTCTGGCGCCGTTGCCTAACGTCATGCCTGACTATCCGTCGATCAAGTACTGCCAGGTCATTGATATCGCTAGCGTTCAAGCTTCGCCGCCGCAGTCGGTGCTTTTGTTCGCTGAGTCTGACTACGAACTGCTGGAGGTCATCGTCGACCATCCCGTGTTGTTCGGCTTCAACGGCATGGTCCTGTCTGGCCTGCCCA